GGCCCCTCCACCACTACAGCCGTATCCCCAGCAAGATCCATTCCATAGAAGATATGCTTATGGTGAACTATTTCTTCTTGGAGTGGGAGTGTCCAGTATTTAGGCTCCATTTCCCCATGAATAGCCCGTCCAGTTGCAGAGACAATAATCCCATTAAAGTAAATGGGCAACACAACACGATAAGCCCAGCCCCCAGCGATAGAACCAGAGCGTAAATCATAAGATTGAATTTGCTCAGTTGATATCCCTCTTTTTGCCATATACTTCCGTTCCGATCTGGTGAAATCATTTCCCGGAAGGTCAATCTGCGTCCCACTAGCCCTCTTTCGATCATAGCTCATTCCTCCCTTATACGAATTGACAAGGTATTTTCTATAAACCCCCATAGAGGCAGTTTTAGAAAATCCAGTAAAGGCTTGAACTGTTTGTAATGCAGACTTTTTCCCACAGCGCCAGCAAGAGAAGGAACCAAATGAGGGATTGAAACCAAAATGGTCAGAGTGGTCAGAATGGAATGGGCATCGAAGCGACACCCATCCCTGTGATGCGTTCTTGGATTGAGTATAGTATTTTATATTGAAGTCCCTGAAAAAGGAAAGGCCGTCAAAAATCACAAATGAATCCCCTCATGTCAAAAACAGCCTTATCCAGATCTTCCAGTGTCCCATCATTCTCCACAATGAGATCCGGCACTATTTTATCCACAGAACTTTCTGACTCATGCCAAAGTTCTGGGAACGGGCAACCAAGGTAGTTGCCATTTACACGAATAATCTTCCCTCCGTACCTACGAACTTCCTCAGCCTCATGGGGAAAGCGCATATCAGAAATGACAGCATGCTCTCTTTGCACATCACTGAGATTATTGAGAAGACCCTTTGCCCAAAGTTTCCTTCCAGTTTTGATCTTAAACTCTGGGTACTTCTCACAGAGCATGTACTGTGCGAATTCAGTTCCAATCACTTGAAGGAACTGGCGAGGGGAGATTCCATACTCCTCAGCCACTTCTTCCTTGTGTGCTTCAATATATTCAGGGGTCCAGCCAAAGATAACTTCTAGGCACTCCTTCATCTTTCCCGCAAAGGAATACTTCGTATATCCATATGATTCACATATTCTATCAGCAAGGGAGTCCTTACCGTTCCGCTTGTAGCCAGTAATGCCTATGAGCATTGCTCCCCCTTCTCCAAAGTAATCAATTCGGAATAAGGAAGGGTCTTAATGAACTCACAGAATTCCTTCCACTGCGACAGGCGATGATCCTTCCTTCCGTGGTAGATATGTCGTAGGGCCTGATAGTTGAGAAGTACATCACGAGTCTGGAGTAGTCCTTCGGGCATATTGGCCTTGAAACCCTCAATAGAAATCTGCTTATCTAGGAGTTGTTCCCTTCTTTTATTTACAATAGGGGCGAGATCGTACCCATCCATATCGAAATCACTAGGTAGGAACTCCTTACTCATCTTCCAATGCATAGTGGATTCTGATACCATCTCGCAATCAGTGTCAAAGCGCCCCAGACGATAAGTATCAAATTCTAAGAACCAATAACGGGGTGCCTTGACAGTAAGCCCCACACCGATCATACGCATGACTTTGGCATGGTCATCCCCACTAAGGATAAGCGCTTTCATGATCCTAAGATCATCCTCATTAGGAACACTTTGATCCCAATTATATTCCCGTTCCCTGTTGAATGGGCGGCGAAGCGCCCTGAGAGCCGTTCGCCATCCATAAGACTCATTCACTACAATTTCTATCACAGCACACCCACTAACTTGAGAATGAGCTTAATAAGCCACAGTACTCCGAAGAGAGCGCCACATCCAAAAAAGATGAAAGCCAAATTCTGGGTAACACGATAGATGAGCGACTTCTTTTCAGTGTTACTTTTGTACACAATCCAGTTGTTGATGGCCATAAGCTGCTCAGCCCCGGTCATTTCATTATATGGCTTTCCTGCCATCTTCCCAATCTGCTCAAGATTCTTTTCCAGGTTCTTGTCTTCTTTACTCATTTACTCCCCCACAAAAACACGAACGCCATCAATGATCTTCCAACGAAGACATTCCTCTGCATTCAAGAATCGTTCCCGATCACTCATGAAGGTCTCTAGTTCCTTCGGAGGGATCCTGGTCTCCTTCTTGTAGATGCGCCGCAGCGTATCATTCTGCTTCACGGTATTGAGATGGTCATCCCGCGCAGATCCTTCCTTCACATGCTCTTCCCCCGGTCCCTGGTAACTATGGATGAGTACTAAGGATGAGGGTGCCATATACTTCTCATCACATCCCAGGAGAATAGTAGTAGCCCCTGAACAGCAATACCCTTCAACAAACCCAATCTTACGGAGAGGATACGCCTTTAGGAAGTCGTACACGGCGCATGGCAAACCGCCAAAGGAGTCCAAAACTATATTCACATGATCGTAGCGACGGTCGCGAAGAATCTCCCGCATATGCTTTTTCATGATGTACAGGGATTCCACATCCAACTCATCATAGAAGAAAATTGTGTTCTCTTCCCTATACACTTTCCTAGGCATGGGGATTCCCGACAGCGCCGCAAATTCGTCTTCGTTTCTCTTCAAACCAGTCTCCTTATAGCTTCTTGCTTTTGTCAACCCAGACTTCCGACCTGAATCTACTGTCCAGGAATGCCGCTCCGAGGGGCAGACAGCTTGTAACGTAGGCTTGCTCAAAAGTTGTCTCATCATCACGCTCAGCAACCTGAGAAATCCTGAAAATCCCATTCGCCTTTTCCTCCTTAGAAGCGTTTATACCAATCATTTTTGTAACGTGTGCCACTTTTCTGAAATCTTCCGCTACTGATCCGATAGAAAGATCCTCACCAATACTCCCCCTATTCGCCTGTGAAGCGGTGATTATGCATATATTGCGTTGGAGTGCAATCCTACGCAAATTTGACCAGATATCATCCAGCTTGTGGCGCTCCTCCCCCTGGACACGGGAAGCCAAAAGATCAGCATAATCGATAACCACAATATCAGGAGTGAAATCCTCAAAATACTGCATATTGTCAAGTTGAATAGCTAAATCGTTTACTGTAATAGATTTAGCCGGGATACACTTCAACTTGATATCCCCACCCTTGAAGTATTTGCGATACCGATGCTTCCATTCCTTGAAAAAATCAGGGGAAGGGGAAATAGCCTCCACTTCCTTTTCCGAACTCTCCACCATCCACATGGGGTGCTCGGGAGTGGAATCATCCATCTCAATAAACTTCGGGATCTTCACCATTCTAGTGCGTTTCGGCTTCCTTGTCAAGCTCATCCAAATGCGCCTAAGCATCTGGTTCCTTGGCATTTCCAGAGAGACAAAAAGCACTTTATGACCATAACAAAGTGCCTGTTTCGCTGATTCCCACAGCCACAGACTCTTGCCTCCCTTTACCAACGCAAGATAGGATACAAAATCGGATCTCTTGAATGGGCCACATACAGCACCGAGCGCACCAGGGAATTGGAAAAGTTCCTCCTCATCATCAGAGAATGCATGCTGGGCAGCCCCAAAATCAGTAAGTACGTCAATGGAATCACTTTGGGTACGCACCACACGATTGAAACCAGCAATTGCCTTTTCAGCTGCATCAAAGTCCTTTCTCCCAGAGAAGTCCCTAAGTTCTTCCGTAAGAAGCTCTATGGATCTACCTCGTAGCCAGTTCTCAGCTTGCTTTATGGCGAATTCGAGGTTGTTGATTTCCTTATCGTATTCATCAGAAAGGGATTGAAGGAACGTGGCTACAACTTCCTCATCCTCATCAATCTCTAACTTATGGGAGACGTAGAGTTCCTGAATATCCTTCTTGGGTGCCACATTGAAAGCACGGAAGTAATCAAGCACCCAAGCGAAAACAGTTCTAGCGTAAGAGGACTGGAATAGTTCTAGCTTCGCAATTGGGTATATTGCTCGTAGATAGTCTGTATTGAGGATAGAGAACGCGATGATCTCCCGTTCATGTCGCGCCTCTATTTTTTCCCTAATCATTTCTTCCCCTTTTTCAAAAAGCTCTTCTTCTTACCATCCAGTACCACACTGATATCTTCCTGCTTTTCATTAAGCCTTTTCATTATTCTTTCCTCTATGGTATTCCCCCCTGTGAGATAGTATGCAGTGAAGTGATCCCCCTCACTATTAGCGCGATGGATCCTATTTTCCACTTGTTCCAAGTCTCCGGGGACATACCAAATTTCGGCGATTGCAATATTATGCGCCCTCTGTGCAGAGAACCCCACACCACCAGCTATGATCTGCACGAAGAGGATTCGATGGGTATCATCCTCATTAAACGTATCCACAATCCCTTGTCGTTTGTTCCCGGATACGCTACCATCAATGTACAGTGCTATTTTCTTATACTTCTCCATGAGTGACTTAAGTGCATAGATATGATATGTGGCTATAACAATCTTTTCCCCTGGATTAGCATCAAGCCAAATATCGATCCATTCAAAGACAGAGGCTTCTTTCTGCTCAAAGATATTGGAATAAAGTTCCTCAGCCTCCTTCTGTGAAAGATGTTCCTCATCCAATCCTTCCGATAATATATCAATTTTTTTCTTATTAGTCAAGCGCAAGGGGACAATGATACGTTGCAGTGGTGGAAGCTCAGGGAGGATTATGTGCTTTTCCCTGCGAATCTGATAGGATGAAATGAGATTATGCAATTCATCCCCATGTGAAGTCCCTTCATACTCAACTCCAAAGAATCCTGCTTTGGGATCACAGAAGCGATTCAGGAATATATCATAATCCCTAAATGTGCCTGGATCCAAAATGGATAACACCACATAGAATTCCCTGGCCCTGTTCTTAAGTGGAGTTCCAGAGATGGCTATAAACTTACCAGCAGAAGATACCAGTGCCATAACTGCTTGTGAGCGTAATGACTCTGGGTTAATAAGGTACTGGCACTCATCGGACACTACAATCATTGGCTTAACGTCTTGTAATACATGAAGCCAATTCTTCAAGATATCGTAATTAACAATGTAGCAATCCACATCGGGAAGTTCTTCTGGTGTAGTACCCTCACAAATGTAGGAAGAGAGACCAGCCCAATGCTCTAATTCCCTTTTCCACATCACTTTCAATCCAGCAGGGCATACAATCACAGCAGGAAGTGGCCGTGCTATTTTGAGGTAGGAAGATGCCTGTGCACTCTTACCGGCTCCGCAAGGGTCGGACAGCAAGGCGCATCCTTTTAGTCCCAATAGCATCTCGACCCCTTCCACCTGATAGTTACGTAAGTCCTTATGTAGTAAGGATTTATCTACTACTTTTCGCTTAGGAGGTTCCGCTACTTTGGCTGAGAATGTTACTTTGTTAGCGAGGAAATATGCTTCTCCCAGGAACCTAAATCCACGGTTCTTGAGCTTACGAATATTCTCATCAGTGATATTCACACGCCACTTACGCATCATGGGCATGTAGATGGATCCTTCAAGATTCTTGACATATTCCTTGAGGGATTGAAACACTCGTTCGTTCTCAGTTCTCCACCCAACAATGAAATGAGACTCATTTATATATTCTACGGTAAGGGATACTCTTTGGCGTCTTTTTTTCATCTTGCTACAAAGTTCTCGCAGCCATCGTCATCAAAAACATATTGAGTGTACACATACCCGCCATTACCCTCCACAATAGCTTTCCCGCAGGACTCGTACTTCGGGCACATCACCTCGGAACAACGGATATAATCGAAGGGCTGTTTACGGGATTTTATATAAATCAAATCCTGGTCAGGTACATATGGTGAGAATGTTCTGATAGGGCAACGATAAAGGAAAATAGATCTCTGGGTGAACTCATTCCAGAAGAAGGTGGCTATGTCTTTATAAACTACAGAAGGATCAGTGGGGAGTGAGGCAATGATGATCTCCTCTATTTTACGCCAATCCCCTTTTATGTTATCAAGGAAGTTTGTTAGGAATTTCTCCTTATCATATTCAGTAAGTGGAAGTTTTGCAATGAACGTTCCGTTGTATATATCTAGGAGATAGTCCTCTGCCCTCTGTTGCCATTTCGTGCGATACATCTTGTCTGGTTGTCTACAGTGAAAATGAGAGGATGACCACACATGCGCTAGTATTGTAAGTGGTTCATAAGACTCAAACATCTACGCTCCTATTTGGTTGTGGTAATCCAGGAAATATCACATTCTGGACAGAAGTGCTTTGTCATCTTCTTGCCAAGCATTATCTGGTTGACGATACCTGAATGCCTTTTCTTGTTGTGAGTTATGAAAACGTCAGGAAGTTCCTTTGTTTTTATATTAGTAATGTCCCCAAGATCCATCATGTATACTCCTTTACGCAATTCCGAGTGGCAGGGATCGAACCTGCGATGCTCCGGTCCCAGGCCGGATGACTTACCACTAGCCTACACTCGGATAAGCAAGCCGGTTACTCTAGTCCGGCGTGCAAGGATCGCCACTCATCCGATGCACAGATTTCCACTCTAACAAACCATACACAACATAAATCTGGTTACGTCATCCAGCGTGTTTACCTAATATCTCTAGTAATAGATATTAGCACCGTATAAGCGCATGATAGGACGAACCCACCATCATGCATCAGGGGCTATCGGGATTTGAACCCGACTTGACAGGTTGAAAACCTGTTGTCCTGACCACTAGACGATAGCCCCTTTTATTCATTATTCCAGATCAATAGTCGGAATAATCACAGAGGGTTTGAACACAACCCTATACTGCCCAGTAGACACATTTTTTGATTCAATCTGCTCAGCAAACCAAGTAACATTGTCAGACGGCCCCAGCATATGTTTAACATACTGCCCTGGCCCTGTCTTCACCATGATGTTGATATCCCCATCCGTATCATGAAGAACGGAACAGTATCCCTCCACCATGAGGATGTAGGTATCAGTGATCCCATTGTAGAACACCACACGCCGATAGATCTCGAACTGATCCGCTGCCTGAGAGATGTTGCTCGAAGCGACTTCCGCATCAGAGCACCCAGTGAATCCCATGATGGAAATTGCCATCAACGCAACCATAAGAATCGAAAACACCTTCTTCATCAATTCCTCCTTATAGAATCGCTAGTCCCCTCTTGGGATCGAACCAAGGCACTTCTGGTTAACGGCCAGACGCTCTACCGCTGAGCTAAGGGAACAGGTCACAGTAGCCTGGGGAGGCTACCGTGGGGTATTGAACGAAATCCTTTGCAACTATAAAGCAGTTGCCACCTGTTTGTTCGTGCATACGCACGATAGCCACCTATGTGAATCGAACACATGACACATGGATTACAGGTCCATTGTTCTGCCTAGCTGAACTAAGGTGGCGCGTACCCTTACTTCTTATCGATATTCAGGTTGATAGTGCTCTCACTGCGGAAACGCTCGATCTGCCTGATCTCATCGATCACACTCTCAGCATAGAACACCTGTTTGGTAGTGTAGTTGGTGTCGTACCTCTCATTGAGGATGAGAGCCTTCTGCTTTGCACTTTCCCAACTCACAAAGCCTATTCCGAAAACGATAGCGCCAATGAATCCCAGTATGATGGAAATGGCCCCCACCGGGATCGGCCAATCCTCCAGGGAATCCATGCCCACGGTAAAGCACACCACTCCCAGCACGATAAGCACGATGGAAAGTAACAACAGAAATAAAAACATCTTGATTCTCCTTTAACCGTAGTATACACAATCCCAGCACAAAAGTCAAGTGTCCAGACCTAAAAGATAATCCATTGATACTTTGAACTCTTTGCACATAATCATAAGATACTTCACGGCTGGGATCTTTCCCCTCTTAATCCAGTTTTGAAGCCTTGATTCCGTAACACCTAATAAATATGCAAGATCCACCTTAGAAACTGCATATTTATGCATAAGTGACTGGACTCTTCCTCCGAAGCTATTTGGATACTTTTTTATCGATTTGACCTCTTTCTTTTTCGTGTACGCATTCAAGATTATCCACTCTTCCCCATCTGAGACTTGCACCACACCGTCTTTTATCCGTACTGGGAAGTGTGTTCTGTAGAAATATCGAATGGTAGCAGGATCCTTACCCAGCTTCTCTGCAATCTGACATATTCTGCTCTTATGTCTGCCTCCTCCTTCCCGAAGTGCCTGAATCTGTTCCTCGGTTAGATGATATTCCTTCCCTTCCTCTTCTGGGAACAGCCTGTGGAAGCGCTTGTAGAGGTTTTTCTTGTCGGTTTTAAGTTCCCTGGCCAAAGCGGCTATAGTTAGGTCAGTTCTTGCCAATTTTACTCCTTTCTAAAATGCCACCAAACGCATGAGGATGCTCACTATGAGGTTTTCCACCGTAAGTTATATATCTTCCCCTTTTACTCAGCTTCGACCTCCTTGTTGGATTGAATATAAGGATTATTGGGCATCATGTCAAGTGCCTTTTTCCCCTCTTGACAATGTTTAGTGATTCGGTATATACTACCAATACAGCTGTGAGCTGTAGGGGTTTCGAGAAGAACTAGGTGGTCAATGAATTCCGACGCACGACAGTAGGTTCGATAGTGCTGAGGGATCAAACTGCTATTCTGAAGATTTCCTGCCCTTTACCCCGGATGTAGAACAGGTGGCCTGTTACCGGCGTTGGTCTTCCAATCATTAAGTCTATATGGCATAATGAGTTAAGAAGGCGTAAGGGGTAGGGGTTTCTCCAAGTAGTGGTTTGATTCCTAGCTGACAGTATGTATTTGAATTTATAAATTTAGTAACTTATTAAGCTTTAGTCCTAGGTCTGTTCAAAATTTAGTATAATTCAAGGAGTAGGTCATAAGATCTGCTCCTTTTTCCATTTTATAGAGATTGAAAAATCGAAGCGCGCGTTGATTCTGAATCTGTTTTTGCCAAAGGAGGAACTATGGCAATGCAAATGATGAGTCCAAATTACGATGGACTTACACAGGAATTCCTGAAATCGGTTCTGGATTACGATCCAGAGGTCGGCCACTTCATCTGGAAAGATACAAGATATTCCAGAAAAATGGTCCGTGTTGGGGAAAGAGCTGAGCATGTAATGGATGAGGAAAGAAACCACCTTGCTGTGGATCTGTTTCCTTACTCATTTTCAGCGGCTAGACTCGCCATTCTGTATGCAACAGGGACAAAGACTTACAAATCCCCAAAGCATTTGAATGGAGATAATTCTGATAATCGTATCAGCAATTTAGCATGGAGAGGAAAGGGGACTGGTGAGCAAATTCATTACTTTCCAACTGTGACAGGTAGAAGCATGGGACTGTTTGACTGCGAAATTCAAGGGATTTATGAAGAATTGGGTAAATTCTTGTCTACGAAATAAGTAGAAGAAAAGGGAGTAGGTCATAAGATCTGCTCCTTTTTCCTATCATAAGTGATACTCATCCACCCATGGTGGAAGGAGCTGAGGGGCCGGTTAACACCCGGTTCCCTTTTTTATTTCCCCTCCTTAAGGAATTTCTCAGCCGCTAACTTCCTATTCTGATGCAGATCCGTCCTGTTCTTTCCCGCTAGTCTGCCCTTGAGGCATTCTGGGCGAATAGGGCAGGTGTAGCAGGTGAGATCTGCTTCTGAACAATTCCCGCCATGCTTAATGATCTCCTTGGCACCACGTTGAGCCTGTTCTTCTGTCATTTCTTCTTTTCCTCCCATATCCGATTGAATTCAAAGAAAAACATAGAGGCCAGTTCATTGTCCTGAGATACATCCCCAACCATGTGGACAACTTCTAGATATATGTCAGGATCCATTTCCTGTGCTGAGAGTGCAACCGCCTGTCCCAAAGAATTAAAAGTGTGCATTCTCCAGTAATTTACTCTTCCCCAAAATTCACTGTGGTCCATTACTTCTCCAATCCCCAGGATGCTTGAAGATCATACATCCGGCTGAATTCCACGTAGAACAACGTGGCGTTCTCATCATGGTAGAAGGGATCCCCCACCATCTCGACAGCTTTCTCACAGAGTTCAGAATTCCATTCATAGGCCACATTGTACATGGCCTGACCACGACGCATACCTACACCCTCAAAATACTTCACCTGTTTCCAAAATTTTGTATAATCCACTTGAATACCTCCTTAATCGAAATTGTTGTCGTCATCCGGCTCACTTACTGTACCCTTTTCCCAGCCATTAAATGATGCCCCAGCACCAAAAAGGGATCCGAAAAAGGCTACGACGCAGAATCCGATCCTGATGTTCAAGTCCTTTTCCTCACGAAGCCAGGAAAAGGAGTGGAGTACGAAAGAGAATACAAGCAGTATCCCTATCACAATCCAGAACCCCACCAATACCTTCTTCAAAACTGTATATTTATGCATTTACTTCTTCTCCAAACTTTCGATGTAACCGCAAAGCATAAGCCAGAGCGCCAAGAGAATAAGATCTATAGCCAATCCCTTGCCAGAAATAGCCCCATCAACAAAGACAGGGAATCCGATAAGAGTGACTACGACCCCAATTAAAACTGCGCCAACATAACGAATAATAACCATTTATTTCACCTCCATTCCTTTGAACCGTTCAACACAAGGGTAGCAAGTTATAAACGTTGCATCCTTCTTCCCTATGATTAAGATTAAGTTTCTCCCTTCATATGATATAAGTAACCGCACATCATGTTCATAGTAGCTGTTTAATTGCCTGAACCTCCTGTTTTTCAAGATGTCAAGAATATTGCGCTTGTCAATTTGAGTGAATGGACGCCCATAATATTCTTGGAATCTGTCACTAAAATGTGTAAAACGCATATCGCCCTGCATTTATTCCTCCTTCCCTCTACTCTACTGAATTCTGACCCCTAAGTCAAGTACTTTTTACCCTCTTGACAAGGTTATTTATTTCGAGTAATATAGCCTTAGCTCCTTCGTCCTGACCTCCTTTCTTTCTGCTGTGCCGTCGTGCATCTTGCCACATTTACTCCTTTAGTGGCTCCGCACGACGGCTTTTTTATCTAATATCATCATCCAACAGCCCCATTTCCGCCGCAGAAGCAATTTCCTTCCCGTAGATAATCACATGATCCAGAACTGGTATATCCATGAGTTCACCAATCCTCTTCATCTTCCTTGTGAGAAGTAAATCCTTTCTACTAAAGGACTTAGTACCTCCAGGATGGTTATGGGCAAGGATTATGGATGCCGCATTGTCAATGAGGGCAAAGCGATACACATCCCTCGGATGTACCTCAACTCCATCTAATGTTCCTTTAGCCACCTCATGGATTTTGACGATCCTGTTGTTTGCATCTAGTGTGCAGACAAGGAAATACTCCACCTTCTTGAACATCCACTTGGTAAGGTATTCCTTGAGGGTACTGGGTGTTTTAATCTTAGCTGCCTCTGCCCTGGATAGGAGTTCAGCCGCATCGAGGAGGTTGCCTTCGTCTATGAGCTTCTTGGCTCTGTCTGTTCTGTTCATGGTAATAATATAAGGAAAAGGGGAAGTAAAGTCAAGTAATAGTTGACTTTTTCTGTTGGATTTAGTATAGTATATGCATGAACTACAAGATTGGAGACAAAGTGCACTTCCTCGTGGATGGGCTGGAAGCCGAAGGGATAGTTAGAGATGAGTTTGTTAAGCTGATTCATTTCAATGGCCAATTAGAATTGGAGTTTTAACTATGATACAGAGATTTGAAGTAGGAAAGTACTATAAGTGGATTGGCCCCAAGAACTTTCATAGTAATTGGAATAATGATATGGAGGCATGGAAGGATGGTGCTTCTAGGAAATGTATTGGGGATGGATGGAGAGCTAAGTTTATAGGTATATATGGCACCTGGTCTTACGGTCATGTGTTTCAGTACTTTGTAGAGTCACCTATGATGGAGCGCTCAGGTCAGTACCTATTGGACCTTTGAAGGGTTATTAGTTACAATATGTGTTTGAGGGGTTATTAGTTCCAATAAAGTGCCGATGGGTCTTTTGGTATTATTAGTTTCAACAAAAGGGGGAGGGGTCTATATGATTGCTGAATTCATTACTGGAAGATATTATCGATATATGGGAAATTCTCGTAGACGTATGTGGAATATGGATGGCCTCATGGATTTCGTTTTGGATCACAAATGGAGAAAGTGCCGCAATGGTTATGGTGAAAATGCTGATTTTGAAAACAACGGAAATGAGGATCATCGTGATAGCCATCGCAACTGGGATTGGTGCGATGGTATAGCATTATTTGAAGAGAAACTATCACTGAGTCCTCAACTTGATATGTTTAATGATGATGGCTCTATCATAGAAGAGAATTTGATACAACCTAGAAAGAAAGTAAACCAAGTGACATTTCGTGCTGAGGAAGTGGCTGAGGAGTATGCTTTCTGATTCCATGTGCCATTCACGAATTGTACGGATTACCGATGAGGAAGATTCCCGCTACACAATGCATGTTGCTTATTCAGATGGTTCAGACGGATGGATATACACTCCTCTTACTGTGAGTGGTACACATCCGTGGGGAGAATGGTAGATGTTTGCAATATAAAGGTGTAAAAGTGCAAATATAAAAGTGTAAAGGTGTAAATGTTTGTGGTGTACAAGTGTACATGCTTAGGTGTAAGGGTGTAGGTGTACGGCCTCCCTGGTGTAAGGGTAGGTGTACGGGTGTAAGTCCTATAGGTGTATTTTAAGTGTATTCTTAAATATCTCTAAAATGTCTATTATCTCTATTCTAATATCTCTATTCTCTCTTTTTTAATTCTTTACCATACGCACATAGAACGCTATGGCGCTGCCTTTATACTCCCTGATATCCTTTCACCTTATCCTCTATAAAGTCTTGCTATGCTTCATTTTTAGCATCCTGGAAAGGATCATTTTCGTATCCTTTTCCATATCTATAATGTACTAAATTTCATACTAAAAGTCAAGTGAATTGTATAGAAAAGAATACAAATGGAAGGGAAGGAAGTATACTATTTTTCATGCTATTGTATAGGAAAAGATACAAAATAGAACGCCATAGGACATAAAAAAACCGGGCCTATGAAGGCCCGGCATGCTTGCGGCTTGTGATAGCTTAGGGGGCGTCCCTTTCCACCTCATCCTGTACTGGATCGAAATTTAGCTCACTGTCCTTGTCTAGTATTTCCATTCCGTTATCCGTTTTTTCTATATACTTTTTTTTGCTAATGTATCCGAGTAGGTCCCAATAATCGGTATAATCATCGTATAAGTATACCTTGTTTCCTATTCGGCCAAGGGTGGAATGCGGAATTTCCTGATAGTCAATCCCGTTGAAGCATTCCCCCGTGCTAGTTTCCCATACTTCCAGGGGTGGAATGAATACAAGGGAATTTTTTCTTGTGCTATCCCCCGGGAAGCCGTCAATAAAATTCGTTCCGGTCCCGGTTTCATCCCAGTCTTTCCAGTTGGTAAGGTACTGATTTCCCCCCTTCCCATAATACAAGGGGTATACCGGTTTTTCATAGCTAAAATTCGAGTATGCTACACCCTTGTATTTTTCCCATGAACCGAAGTACTCTATTGATCCATTTCCGCGCATGAAGGCCAGCTTCGAAGCCCCTAGCGTTGACAAGATGATACTTTCCGCGCCCGTATCTATGAATGAATCCCATTTTTCGGCTAACGGCTCAAGTATCTTTTTTGCATAGATAACCGTGTCGGAATACGTGGAATGAGAGGGAAGGAAAGAAAAAATCCCATTATGGGCGAAAGCTAAGTCTACCTCTTGCGATAACTGGGTATATTCTTGTTTAGGCCCCCCTATCGGGAAAGGGTGCGTCATTCCGGCATCTTTTGTTTTTCCATGCGTGCCAATGCGGAAATGGAAAATGAAAGGAGTAGACTTTGAAAACGTTTTTAAGAGTTTTTCATACCGCTCTTGAAAGGCTTCAAACGTCATAAAGCCTTTTTCTATATGTACTTTCCCTTTTTTGGGATACATAAACCCCGCCCCGTCTGGGTTAGCAGTGAAACAATTCAGCATTGTTTCGATATCGGGGAATTCAATCCCCGAAAATTTGATGGCGATTACGCACATATACGCTAGTCCCCCTTTGTTGTTTTTCTGGCCTTGCGATCATCCCAAAATTCAGTTAAGTATTGATTTTCCCCCTTTTTGACTATATCGTCAAAACTCAAAAGCTCGATTTCCTCATCATTGCAGGATATCGCGCATTGAATGACCGCATTCGCTAAGGCGATGCATGCTAGTACCGTCTCGGGCCTAAGCGATCCCTTGAAAAGGCGGAATTCAACGGTAGGCGAATTCCTGATATTGATAGCGAAGTATCTGTCCCTTTCACTTTCTGCGGCTTCAAAAATTTCCTTGCCTTTTCCTTGCCGCCTTCTTGCTTCCTGATAGCTATAGGTATCGGAAGGCTTTTTAGCCCATTGGGATAGTTCCCCTTTACTTTTCCTCCTTGAGAATTTGTAAAAATCCTCGAAATTGTTATCGTAGAGAATCATCATTTTCCCGATATTTTCTTCAATATCGGGGAATTCGGGGGAACATATCGCGTTTCGGCTTGCGTGTACGTGTAAGCCGCAAGTACTCGTTTCATGGGATTTATAGCCGAATCCACCCGCCGTATCCGATATCTTTTGAAGGGTAGGAAGGAATTCAGTCCAGGAATTCAATGTCCGTGGAAAGTATATTAGTTCAATTCCGTTATCGTTCAAGCTTCCATCAGACTCCATATATAGGTTATCTTCTCCCGATATTTCATGGATTGATTCCGCACATTCCCCCCGCTCATCCCCGTTGTCAATTTCCTGCTCAATTCCGAAAAATAGCTTAGTCCCTTCCCCATGGAAAACGGGGCGCAATTTCGAGCCGTGCCCCCTGATATATTCCCCCCCGTTGCTCGTTTCTTCGTAGCATGACTCACACAAATGCCGGCCGCTTCGCCTAATAGTGTGTAAATTATCGATATCGACCATATCTCCGCAACGTTCGCAAGCGGAGTATTGGGGTCGGCATTCTTTGCACAAATTCCCGTTTTGGAATTCTTCGGTCTCCCCGTTTTTGTAATAATACCCGCAATCCATGCACCGGGTATACTTCTCATTCAAGCATGATTCACATACTTGTTTCATTTCTCCGTTTTCATAGACTAATCTGCCTCTATTTTTTTCGTAAAGCTTTCCACAATCGGGGCATATGGTATAGTATTCTTCTATACATTTTCCGCATATGAATTTGCCTGAAATGTTCTTGCCGATTTTTTCCGATTCCCATTTTCCGCACTTCGCGCATTTTTTCAGTGCGAAAAAGCAATCGGGACAATATACGGATTTTCCTAAAAGGAAAAAGGTATCGGAGCCACTAGCGCAATCCGCGCATGTTCTGATAGTCCTATGGAAGGCACGCGCGGAAAGCCATAAGCTTTCGGTGTCACTATCCCCTTTTATGACTGAAGCTTTCCAGTAAATTTCCGGGATAGCATCATAGGCGGGTTTTGGTATATAGTGCGCCCCGCCTTCGATGGCTTCCTTAGCATCGATTATATCAAGCCGGGTAAATTCGAATTTACCCCTGGCGGCATGATCCAAAATGAAAATATCGCGGCCCTCGTCATAGTAGAATGAATAGCCTATGAAACTATAAATTTCTCGCATTTATTCCCCCTCTTTATATAGAGTAGTCCACGAATTGACTAGAGTACCTTTGCACCGCTTGCTCTATGGTTGTATAGAGGAAGGCGACCCTTTTTCCTTTAGGGCGCACTATAACCGGATATTTTGTATTTTTCCAGCATTTCACGGAAAGGGTATAGCCAATGGTTTTGAATTTTTCCACTAATTCACTATAATTAGGAAATGCTTTTTTTATTTCCTTTTCATCGTGCCTTGCTTGTTTCCATAATTCCATATAAGTTAATTCTTCCATTTATTCCCCCTAATCAAAGGATACTGCCGCGCCCCGAATTGAACGGGGCTAAACTACCAAGACGGCTTTTTATCGTGTCACCATTTCCCCCGTAGCTTTGGAGAAGACTACGCCGGAAACGATATCCCTGTATAGGAAAGCCGTTGCCAAATTCTCGAATTCGTCGTTCTCCACTGCGAATTCGGAAAGCCATTGCACGACGTAGCCCGGCAATTTTTCCGGGTTTTCCATTAGAAGGCCCCCACCATGTCGGCAATGATATCGGAAATGAGGCCACGCCGCGAAAAGGCGGGGGGCTCGAATTCGGAAGGGTAAATCGAATAGGCGAATTCGATTTCGGCGTCGAATTTGAGAAGCTGATACTCGATATCCCGCCTAATGGCTTCCACGTCCTGCCCCTTGACCATGCCCTCGTCAAGTTCCGAAAAGTTGCCGGTTTGTACGCTGAAAAACCCTTTCATATTTCCCCCTTTAGGCTGTAGCCTATGCTTACAGTATAATGCATGATACTTAGATATTCAATAAATATTGACTGTTTTCCGCTTTTTTCTCTCCGAAAAGGCGCCCCCCCGTGTACTCTACACCATCGGACCAATACCATGCGCCCCGTTTGGAATAGAGGGAAGGAAGGCCGAAAAATTGCGCTATGGCATTTATTCGGCTTTTAGTCGTTCGGGTCTGATAGCAGCTCCCTTGTACTCCCAAATATATGGACTCATCGTCATATATTTGACAGATAAGGGAAGCCCATAAAGTATAGGACATGATGCCTATAGGCGTTTTCCATACCTTATCGTGATCTGAGAGGCGGCCGATTTTGCCCCGCTTGAGATATTCACAAATTCGCTTTTCTACCACCCGCATAAAACCCCCTATAAATTCAAAAGCAATTGACCGGAAGCTATTTGCATGTTCCGTTCCCAAATTTCGATTTCTTCCCCCGGAATTTGTAGAGAATCATGCCAAGGGCTTTTTTTCTCTAGTTGTGTTACTAAGACTATATAGTCCTTTCCCTCTCCATACCTTCTTGCAAAATTCCCCCGCCGTACTATCCTTCCGTATCCTATAGCGGCATATTCCTGGAATTTAACCAATTGGCCAGGATTAAAGGCGTAATCCATTTATTCCCCCTAGTCACCCTGCTTGCGCTGGTATCGTTCAAAACGTTTCACGTTTTCCGCTATCGTTTTATTATCATACACCATATTTAGAATTCCAGAAAATCCAATATTCCCGATTAAATATTCCATGCCACCCCAGTGATCCGCCTTAAAATAGAGGATAGAAAATTTCCAGATTCCGGCCGCTTCGCATTCCCTGTCAACTATAACCCCCGTAAATCTTCCATAAGAGCATATGAATTCTACGGTAGAAAACAAATAAACGGGCGATTGGTATTCTTTTAGAATACCCTGCGGGGCTTCTTCCCCCGCTAAGCGCATGCCGTTCCATACCTTTTTATCATTTCCCTTTTTCAATAATAAAATATGATTATCAAAAGAAACATACCGTTTAAAGCATACGGGCGAATAAGAAAAACGCATGTAAATCCCCCTAGAATTCGAGTGTTTCAATCAGTTCAAGGCTATCATTCAATGCGATAGCTTGTTTTGATCCTTTGATAACCTTGTCGGTCATATATTTTACGATCTTAAAGCCGTCTTGCTTTAAGAATTCGATTTCCTCTTTAAGATTAAACCATTTCGAGATATCGTCAAATTCAGCAAAGCCGAAAATGTACTTTTCTCTTTTTTCATCGGGCATACTCCCCCAAATAGGGGCAAGGGCAAAATCATCGGAAGGGACGGGGCGCGCTTCCATGTATTCGGGGGAAAGCTCACCGGAAGCGATAGCCCCTTTTTCGGAAAGGTAACGCATAAGGAATGACCCATGATAAGGGCCTTTTCCATTCTTTTCTACCCGGTAAAAAGCGTTCATTTCCATTTCCTTTAGGCGTTCACGATAGCAGAATCGCGACGCGCCCTAGAAGTCTTGACGAGCAGGGTTTTTCCCTTCTCAAGGACGACGGGTTTATCCTCATACGCCTTGACCGCTTCCATGGCCTTCTTGAAGTTGGCAATCGCTATGCTCATTTCCTTGTTCATCCTGTCCCCCTATCAATCAACCTTAACTCAAGTATACTTCATAGGAAAAAGGCCGTCAAGATAATTCAAGCGAAAGTATACGAATTCTTTCTTTTTTTCTATAAAGCACTATACATGCGTTTAGTATCTTAATTCCTTATGCTATAAGGGTTTATAGTCAATAGGCCCTTTAATTACTTGGATGATATGGAAAGAAATTCCATAATAGATATCTTTTTCGTCCCTTTGTTTTTCCTTTCCGTAGCTTTCCGCATTCTTTACCGTGGAAAAGCCATATTCTCCCCAAGTGCTAAGCCCTTCCCCATTAGAAAAATCCCATAAAATGACATATTCCATAAATTCCCCCTTATAAGTCTAGTTCAAGTTGGTATCCGTACAATTCTTTCACTATATGCTCTTGCCTAACATGCCAAAACCCTAAAGGATTATTGATATCGCCGGAGCAATCTTCCCCGGAATGGTGATAATCCCAGCGCCAGCCATAACCGGAAGGACTATCGCGGTATATAGATTGAATTTGCATGGTATATGGTAAGATGAAAGGCATATTAGAATTTAATATTTTTATCAGTTTACCGATAAAATGGAAGCCGTTATCGTATAAAACCTCATAGGTATGCCCGATTTTAATTTCCATAATCTAGTTCCATTTGTAAGTTATTATCGATAGTAACTTCTTCGGGAAAGGCCACAATAAAAACCCCGCTTCTCCCTTGATATTCAAGCATAGAATACCCGCCTTTTATGGCTTCCGATACTTCAATAACGTAGCATAAGGGACTAGGATAATCAATATAAATGATCTTCCCTTTCCCTATCATTGTGCCGTTTCTATTGTATTTTACCCTATCACCTATCGAATAAATCAAGCTGCCCCCCTTTCGGAATATAAAGCCCCGCCAATTCATGTATAGAACTAGTCCAGCATCTATTCCCGCTACGTGTAGGAATTATAGAATTATCATCTTTTCTATGTAATTCTACGGTAACCTTTCCGTTCCATACACTTTCAATTATCCCGTAGACATTCCCCCAAGTAGTAATGCCCATAAATGAGTAGTCCTCGTAATAATTGTATATTACCCTATCACCTATCGAATAAATCAAGTTGCCCCCCCATTACTGTTATGTTTTCCATATCCTCAAGCCTATATCCCCCCGCATTATATACCCCATTCCATACAGTCCCAAGATGCCATCCCTCATGCTCAATAAGGCGTATACATATAAAGGTATTATGCATATCCACTATATAGCCCTTGCCTGCGTGTCTACCATCTCTATATGATACCCTGTCGCCTATCTTCATACATACAATTATACTAACTATTCATGTATAGTCAAGCTAATTCGATCATGTTTCATAACTATTTTACACTATATCACTCTATCCTACCATACTATCATATTTGATATACACTATGAATAATTGCGTTATAAGACAATAAATAAACTATAAACTTGTATCATAACGCATAATAAAGCTATTCATATTCACATATCATTCTATTTTGTCGTTCTGCCTATAGAACGCACTAAACCCCCATAATTGCCCTATAAACTACCATAGAAGCTATTATTTACAGTATAGGGAATAAGGAAAGTATATGTATAAGGGAATTACAGTATAGTAAGTAAGGCATTTGGGGGCAAGCAAGCCCCCTCTCACTGTATATATACTTAAGTCCCTACAGTCCCACTAAAGTCATAACCTAACTCTATACACCATATAGACTTAGCTACTACCCTACCCTAGCCCATAGCCCATAAACCCTTGATAATAGGCAATAGACTAGGGATTCTACAGTGATTAGGGCTTAGGGATTAGGGTTTAGGGAATAGGCAGTTAGTTGATAAGGGCTTAGGGTTTAGGGAATAGGTTAGTTGATAGGGCCGGAGAGCGGGAGGGAGGGGGGTGGATTAGGTGTTTTTTACTGGCCAAACCACACTAGGCTGATACATTGTCTCTATAATCTATAAATTTTCTCTACAATTACAACTTTGCAGGGGGTGGTACATCCAAATTTTATATAATAAGGGAAAAGAGGGTATAGGAACCTTTTTCTATTGACTTACTGCGGGAAATTGCGTATATTGGTCTGGATGGAGGACAGTTTGTTCAATATTGGTAATATAGTCGAATGCTCTTCCTTTTTAGGTACGCCTGCCCCATATCGTAAAGGGGTAGTTGTAGACTATAGAAAAAGTAATAACTGGGTGGTGTTTCGCATTTTTAAGGGGGCACATGGGTGGAATAATTGGAAGGGAGAAATTGCCCCTTTAGGCTTCTGGGGTGCATCTGGATGTGATGTTACCTTAGTTAAAAGGAAAAATGCGCAACTGGAACTGGACTTTTAAGGGGGTTTTATGGGTAAGAGCTTGGAAACTGCTAAACGGATTGTGAAACAAGGGGACTGCAATGGAATCTATTGTGATACCGATTCCTGCCCTTTGCCCTGTAGGAATTACGGGCATTGTAGTGGGGATCGTGTACATCTAGCAAAACAGTACATCAAAGATCACGAAGGAGGTGATATGGATAGGAAAGAAGAGGCGAAAGCACGGTTAGAGGCCATCAAAAAGGAGGTGGTGGAGCTGGAGAAGATCATCGCGGGAGGACTCACGTACTCTGGATACAAATTGTACGTGGGTCTGTTTGATGGGGGTCCTTACATCATGGCAGGAAGTACTGAAACAGGATATCGTTTCCAGCAGTTTGGTGGATACCCTGTTTCTGGTTTGGGATGGTGTAAAGCAATAAAAGACCCACAGGAATGCTTGGATTATCATACGAAGGTAGGGTTTGAGATCCATGAGTTTTCCGATGTAGAAGAGGGCTTCGGCTATTTCTTGAGCAAACACAAAAAATAAGTGTGATGTATTGAAAGAAGAGGGATCCTGTAATGGGGTCCCTTTTTTATTGCAAAAACTCTTGACTTCTCACCTAATATTTAGTATTATATCGATATGAAACCAGGAGATTATTGCTTAGTTAACATCACCTATACCCTCCAATGCATAGATGGGAAATGTTACCAACTTGAGGATTGCTATGGAAAGATCCTTAAGATAGTAGGGTACACCACTCACATTTCCCTGTATGACAAGAAAAGTGGAAAGGAAATACTGCCAGACGATGGGAAACCTTGTTGGTATGTTGGTGGTATGGATAGTTTTAGCCCCTATACCCCAAAGGTGCAATTGGAGTTTGATTTTGATTAACTATCAGGTTGGTGATTACGTTACTTATAATATAGACCCCTACTACCCTTTTGAAGGAACTGTTTGGGGGAACGTCTATGGCATCATTAAGGTAATGGAGCCTATGATCGTAACAATAGAACTTCACCGGAAGGATGACCATACAATTATCCCCTCTGGCGGAATGGATGGGTGGTGGACAAGTAGCACTGCGGAGTTTGCTGGATTTTACGCGCGAGGAGGACAGTTTGAGTTTCAATTTTAGGAACTGCAAAGTAGGGGACTGTGTGGTGCTTAGTATGATATGTTTGTACCCCGGAAACTGTGCCAGAATAACGGGAGTGGATGGCAACCAATTTATTATTGATATTTATGACGCGGATAACGATACTTTAATATCTGCTAATAGAAGATCTAATGGGTACTCATTTGTCAGATACTATAGGAGGGTCACAAATGGCCAAATTGAATTTGACTTTTAATGCTGGTGACATCATAGAACACGGTGGCAGAGACGCGCTGTACGATGAGGACTATAGAAAAGGGGAAATTGTAGGCATCAGAAAAACAGACGATTGGATGGTGATTCGTGTGCTTGCGGGAGCACATGGGTGGCAAGGATGGAACGAGGAACGATCCCCTCTGGGCTTTTGGGGCGTAGCTTCTAAAGAGGCCACCTTAGTGCGAAGAAGGAGCGGACAGTTGGAGTTGGATTTTGAGTAGATTCAGTCAAATCCCTCCCTCTGGTGTTATGCGCTCACCATATGTGACAGTTACCCCGGAGGGGTGCCTACAAATATTAGAGGAGGATGGGTCTGTTTCCATAATGGATGCTCGCACGCAAGAGGAAACGGATTTTGATGAGGCGATGAAGGAAATAGAGGAGATCTGCATGAGTAAACGCGAATTCAAGATAGGAGATCTGGTTAGTTCCACCTATGGCCCCGGAGGCAGAAAAATAGCTAAAGCCATTATCATAGCCATAGATAGGTGCTTGGGCACCACCTATACGCTTCAAATCCAAAGTGGTGAACGGGGGTGGGAGGACCCTAGGCGGCCAGGAAAACGACATTGGAATGTTAATGAATGCCATTTGAAACTATTGGGGCCTCTTAGAGAAAACAACCAATATCTTCTTGACTTTTAGGTTATTATTGCTTATATTGTATAAGGAGGATCCATGAAAAAACTAATTCTTTTGGCGCTCACCCTTTTGGTTGGTTGCTCCATAGCTCCTCGTACTGGTGTATTCTATCCGGGGGTCCCTACTAGTGGAGATCCCCAGGAAATGGATGATTGGATTTCATGGAACATCCGATACAAAACTGATAAAGAACTGTATGGATATGACGATTACTGGGCAACCCGTGAGGAGACCTATAAGAACAAGGCAGGCGATTGTGAGGATAAAGCTGAGTTCTTTGGTCGTAGTCTTTATGAGAATACGGGAAAGAAATGTCACTACGAGCTGTACTGGGTTTACGAGGCAGAATCCTATCACGTAGTTGCCGTATTCAATGGCCATAGGTTTGGATATATGGAAGATAGCCGGTATATTAAGGACTGGACGTTCGATTATGTGGAATCTCGTGTTGGCACATACTCCAACAAGAGTTTATCAGTTGAAAATGAGGATGATGCAATTATATGCGACTAGAGGAAATAAAGCTGGGACAGCACGTTTCATTTAGGGAATCAGGGCGATCTGGAACTGGGATTGTTCATGCAATTGCACCAGGAACCATCAGTGTCCTAATCGATCTAGAGTACAGACAACATTTTGGGCATGAGGATAGCCGGGGTGTTGACACAGACATGAACCATAGGTGGTACTGGAACGTAGCCCCATGTAATATGAATTATATTGGCCCACCCATGGAAAATAAGCAGTTTCTTCTTGACTTCCAGGCGTAATTTTAGTAGTATAGAGATAAGGAGATACAATGTTCGTAAACACGTTGCGGTTGCCACTGAATAACCTGCTTCCCTGGGAGTTTAACTTACTCCCCTTCATGAATGTCGCTGAGACACACCATGCGTTTCGGGTGAAGCTCGGATGGCTATGGTTCTATTTTGTCTGGATCATCAAGAAGGAGGTTTAAGTGAATCGAGTGCCGTTTACCCTTACCGTTTGGGATGAAAAGGCTAAGGATCTTTTGGAGTGCTTCGGCTCTTCGGAAGAGACTTTAGTTGAACAGTTTTCCACCCTGGCGGCTAAGTATCAGGAAGCAGTGAAGGAAGGCAAGATCACCACAACGGTGGATCTCATCAACCTCTTCAAGGAGGAGGAATTCTGTGACCAGTTCCTCATCGTATCAGGATTCCTCCACTTCATACAGAACTTTATGATTGGGATGGAGTATATGCAGAAGCAGGAAGAGGATGCTTCCGACGAAAGCAAGGAGGAGGAGGATGGTCAATGCTAGATCCTAGTTGGCAGAAGAACTGGACAGAGGAGGAGTTCTCAAGGATTCAGGAGAGATTCAAGTCTGAAAATCCAGGAGAGAAATGCACCTGCGATGGTTGTTGCGATAAGAAGATTTGTAGCTGTGCCTACGATTTCTATAATACACAGGGCGACTGCCTGTACGGCAAATAAGGAGTAAATATGGACATGCCCGAACTGATTCGCAGGGATTCAATGGGGAATCGTGTATCCGCCTGGGTGCTCGGTGTATATGAGAATGAGGGATTTTGCCCCTTCCGTGTCGTGAGGGCATGCAAGAACGGGGACAAGATCGAATGGGAGGAACCGGATGGCTTTGGAGAATTCGCGGATACGTTCCCTGTTAAGGCCCCAGACACATGGAAGCATCTTGAGGAGTAATTTCCCTTGGTTCCTTCTAGGCATAGCCACTGTTTTGGCCATGGTTGTTGTTCTCGTTCTTATTACCCCCAGGGAAAAGCCTAGGGTAGAAGTTCGAGTGCAGACAATTGATGTGCCAGACTCTATGCCTAGGGGAATTATTTTTGTGCCAGAGGAGCACCAGGAACTTTTGGCATACTGGTGTGATAAGGAAGGAGTACCATATGCTATCATGGCTCGGGTTGCCTTTTGGGAGTCTGGTTGGGATCCCAATGCTGATAACGGGGAAGACTGTGGCCTCTTCCAGCTCAACCGCAAATACTTTAACTGGTTCTCTTTTAAGTTTAATGATAATCGTCTTTTTGATCCTTTTAATGGGGAGGAATCGACCAAAATAGCTTGTAGGTATATGCGATGGCTGTACAGGCAGACTGGAGATTACCGTATGGCTGTAATGGCATATAACTGTGGTCTAACAAGACTTAAGGGGAAAGGGCCTCCCAAGTCAACGGTTAGGTATATGCATTTGGTGTTTGGGGATTAAGGAGAAAGAAATGAATAGGATTGTAGACTTAGGCTGTATCACTTTCCAGAAGGTGCTCCCTAAGGAATATGAACGGCATGTAGAGGGCATGCGGTTGGGGGAAGTGCACGATGTGGTTACGGTGGCTTCGGGGAAGTGCTGGGCAGACTATAAGTGCAGGACTTGCGGGATTGCTTGGCAGACGGATACTAGTGGGTGAACCCTCTTGACAATTTTCCCAGAAGCCTTTATACTTAGGATTTTCTGGGAGGATTGCCCATGCCCAAATCAGGCTTACCTATAAAAATTGATGATCTAGGCTTAACTCTAAAGCAGCAACGTTTTGTTCTCGAATACGCTGTAAATGGATTTGACGCCACTGCGGCAGCTAAGTCCTCTGGGCTTTTGCCAAAAGACGCCCCCACCGTAAAATCCAGAACCTTCTGCCTCCAACTCCTAAACGATAAGAACATCTCAACCGCAATCCAGCGTTTCGTTGAAGATACGATCTCTCCCTATCGGGACCGTATGATGGCTGAAATGATTGCGGTGTTGAATACCCGCGCTTATTATGATGTTAATTGGTTTTTCCTCCCTGATGGAACTGCCCGCCCTCTTGATACAATTCCAGCTGAAAGGCGTGTTGCAATTGATGAGGTGAAAGAGGCGTATGCCGGAAAAAGTGCCGAAGTCAGAATTTTGACTTATACCTTAGCCAACCGTGATGCTGCGCGTAAGGAACTCCGTTCTCTCCTTGAAAAGAAGGATGATGAAGGAAATGCGGACAGCGGTAAGGGTATGAGGGGTGAATTGGATAGGATTTTTTCTTCTATTAAGAAGGGCATAGACCTTGGCAGAAAAATGGAGCGTGAACTCCAAGACGAAGTAGTAGAGCCAGCACAAGAACAAAAGACGACGCTTTCGGCCAGAGCCTTGATCGCAAAATACAAGGAAAAATAATGGCCAGAGCAAGTAAACCAGCAACACAATCAGCTCCCTACGTTTTCACCATGGATGATTTGGAACTCATTAGGGAAAATCCCCACATCCTGGGACATATAGTCGGGTACAATAAACTAAAACCAATACACTCCAATTGGATAAAGTACATTTGGACTTCTAAGAAATCCCAAGCTATTATGGCGCATCGCGGTTCATACAAATCCACAGCCATTACTTGTGTGGGCACTGTTTGGTACTTGCTGTTTAACCCTAATGCCCGTGTTGCCATTGTCAGGAAAACCTACGGCGATTCCGCTGATGCTGTGTCTACCATAGCTAAAATCTTTGAAAATCCCATGATTCGTGAGCTATTCCGCTTTGCCCATGGTATCTACCCAGAGTTCACCAAAAGGCGTGAAGGTATGCTCACTATGGCTTTCAAGGAAACTTCCACCCCGGAAGGCTCAGTGAACGGCTTTGGTCTTAGCTCCCCCTTCACTGGTAGACACTTTGACTTTATCCTTTGTGATGATATCTCCACCCTTAAGGATCGTCTCTCCAAAGCGGAACGTCAACACACTATGGATATCTGGCGGGAGCTTTCCACTAACGTAATTGACCGTGGTAAGCCCTGCTCTTACGTAGGCACTCCTTGGGCTAAGGATGGTGTTGAGTCCATAATTCCAAGACCCAAGAAGTTCTCTATTCATGAGTGTGATCTTATCACTGAGGAAGAACTTGCCCAGATCAGGGCCACCACGACTCCCTCTCTTTTTGCAGCCAACTACGAACTGGAATTCGTAGCGGAAGATGACGCCCTATTCAAAGATCCAAGATACGACAAATGGCAATCAACTGGAATCTCTAGGGTATACGCCCATGTAGACGCCGCTTATGGTGGTGATGACTTTACAGCTGTGACTATAGGTGCAACAAGGGCAGATGGCACAATTCAGATGATAGGCTTCACTTTCCATGGCGCTATATCTGAGGAAATAGATGAAATCGCAGAAATTATGAAAAGGTACAAGGTTAAGAAAGTGTACGTGGAAAAGCAATCTGATCGCGGTTGGACAGCTTCTATGCTGAAAGACAGACGTTTCTCCGTGGAAGAGTATGACGAGAATGTGAAGAAACAGCATAAGATTGCCACATATTTGTACGAGTGCTGGCCCAGGATTGTATGGGATATAGAAACTGACGATGATTTTATGGAACAAGTTGTGGACTGGACAGCTTTGAGCAAAGGTCATGACGACGGCCCCGACTCCGCCGCATCCCTTTGCAGGGCTAAGTTCTCCAAAAAAGGCTTTATGGCCAATAGATACTCCTGGTAAAGCCCTCTTGACAATTTAGGCAAAACACTCTATACTACCCTTTACTATCTAAATTAACGGAGTAGCCAATGAAAGCTCCTAGTATTATAAACCTTGATTCGTTATCCCAGGAAAAAGCCCTTACTCCTCCGCGTAATTCTGACGGTTATGCAAACATGATGTCTGGGCTAGGGACAAAGAAAGACAAGAATCGGTACACTACCTACACCCCGGATGTGCTCCTCCCCTATGAAGTCTTAGCTTCTATCTATATGGGAGACGGTTTAGCCTCTGCTGTTGTAGATATGTTCGCCGATGACCTCACCCGCGAATGGGGCACAATCAAAAACGATGAAATAGATAAGGATGGCCTGGGGGTCATAGATACCGCCCTTCAGCAACTCGATGCCACTTCCGCCTTTAACATTGCTGAAAAGTGGGCTAGGCTTTCCGGTGGATCCCTTATCATAATTGGAGTCATGGATGGCCGTTCTCCAGAAGCGCCTTTGAATATTAAGACAATTAAAAGCATTGAATACCTGAAAGTTGTAGACATAGAAGATATCGATTATTCCCAGTGTGAGTTTAATACTGACTTGTCCTCCCCTGAATATGGTAGGATCAAGCTATATGCTATCCGTTACCTCGTAGGAAATGACTTCATTTCTCGCAAAGTGCATGCCTCCCGCTGTATCCCCTTTTTTGGTAAGAAAGTTCCTAGTAGGCGCTTAGTTGATAGGGAGCATGCTTATTGGGGGGTCTCTGAACTTCAAGGCGTTTGGCCCTACCTTAAGCAATACGAATCTGCTATTGGTGCTATCTCCAATGTACTGCAAGAACTGGTAATCGGTAAGTTCAAATTCAGCGATTTCGATGAAATGCTCGCTGAGGATGGGGGCAAAAAGGCCAAGGTCAGGATGGAGGCCATTGAGCTTTCCAAGTCAGTTATAAACGGCGTAATGATGGGAACGGATGAGGATTATCTCCGTGACCAGATCTCCCTTTCCGGTGTTCCTGACACTCTTGACCGCTATATGATGAACCTTGCTTCCGTTTCCCGTTACCCTGTTACGAAGCTCTTTGGTCGTTCCCCTGCTGGTCTGAATTCCACTGGTGAGAATGATACTAAGAATTACTATGACTCTGTTCGCGCTCGCCAGAACTCTGAATGGCCCTATGTTCAGATGCTCGTCAACATGGTTGCTTCCTGGAAGAAGATCAGCAAGTATACTCCCTTTGTTTGGAACCCCCTGTTTCAGTTGGATGAGGATGGAAGGGCAGAGGTTGCCAGGAAGGAAGCAGAGGCATTCCGTACTGAGGCGGATGGCTTTAACCTCTATATTACCCAGGGTGTTCTTCTTCCTGAGCAAGTGTATGCTGAAAAGTTCGAGATGGATTATGGCCCCCGCGATCCTGAGTCCTTTGCACCGATGCCTACCACGACTTCGGGAGTTGCCCCTGTTTCTGGGGTTATGAAAGAAGATAGGTTCGATTTATTTGAATGAAGTCCTACTATAGATCTATAATTAAAGCATATAGAAAGAAGCTCACTAAAGGACAGCGGGCCGCTTCTCGTAGGAAGAGCCTTAGACCTGGGCTTTTAGGGTATCCGTTTAAGGCAGAACGCCAAGTATTCGCCCAAATTCGCAATATGTTCAATGCCTCTACCAAGAGGATCCTTACATTTATTGAGGCCAAGTACCCCAAGTACTTTAACAAGCGGTCCGATGACTTCGCTACGGAGTTTGAGTTATTCCTTCGGGAACTGGAAAAAGAGTTTTCTACTGAGCGGCTGAACGCTACTTTGCAGACTGATTTCCGTTCTACAATGTCGCGGATATCCAATTTTATAAGACAATACAGTGAAAAAGAGGTACAGGATTACTTAGAATCTGTCCTGGGGTCTTCCTTTTACGGAACGGATGAATGGTGGGCTGAGTTAGAGAATGCTTGGCTAGAGAATTCTATAGCCAGGACTTCTGGTTCCATTAGCGACTTCTACGAGTCAGTACGCAGGGAAACGCTCAAAGCAGTCCGTGAGGAGATACCCTTTGAGGACTTCCTCCAGAAGGTACAGAAACTTGATACTTCGCTGACAATAACAAGGGCCACTTTCATTGCAAGGGATCTTACTGGAAAGCTGAATGGGGCTGTAGAGCGGAAATTGCAGATGGGATTAGGCATTAGCACGTACTTTTGGCAGACAATGGCTGATGAGCGCGTGCGCGGGCGTCCAGGCGGAAGGTATCCTGATGCCATTCCAAGTCACTGGGCAATAGATTCCCGTGTTTGTTCCTGGACTGATGCTTCTATTTATTCTACTGATTATGGTAAAACTTGGGTTCCACGACTAGCAAATATGCCTTTAACTCACCCCGGTGGCGATTGGCAGTGTCGATGTCGTGGAACACCTTTTCTTGCAGACTTATTGCAAGAGATAGACAAAGAAATTGAGGGAGAGTCAATGTATGGATCTATCTGATGAGAATTTAGAGGATATCAGGAAAGCAGCGAAGAAGATAGGTGGATACGGCTCTTTGACTATTCACTTCTCCGAATCAGCTGGTTATATTGATATTGAGACAACTGACAGGGTGCGAGTCCCTAAGAATGTAGTACCCAAGGCGGGGGAACCTGTTAGGGTGAAACGAGTTGTGCAAGTTAGGCAGGGATAAAGACACTTTTACCCCTCTTGACAAGGTTACAAGAAACTGATATACTGTGTCCTGTAATTAAAAATGCAAAGGTGTGGGAACCACATCTTGTAATTTAGGCTGACTGAAATCAGAAGCCCCAGGTTTAGTCCTGGGGCTTTTTTGTTTGTTGGAGGCTACCATGGCCGAACTAGAAGATGCTTCCGCTAAGTCACTTTGGGTTGCCGGAAAGGTGGCTGAGCTGATAGAGGACGGAAAAGAAGCTAAAGAGGCTTCTGCTATTGCTCATTCCATGTGGGAAGAGCGAGAAAAAGATGCATGTGCAAAGAAGAAAGATAGCCATGTTGATTATTCGGATTGGGATTTGGACTCTCAGTTTGAAGAGACCCCAGAGGGTTTTCTTATGGGGCGTGCAGTCGTTACTAATATCGGCGTTTTTTCTTATTTGAATTCTGACGGCACCATTCGTAGGGAACTTCGACTTCCCGAAGAGGTGTTCAAGCAGGAATCTTTGGATTCCTACATTGGAAAGTCCGTTACGAATAACCATCCTATGGAGTTTGTAGACACGGATAATTTCAAGGATCTTGAGATTGGAACCATGATGGGGCCAATCAACCGTGACGCCTTTCACGTTTCGGCTGGTATCGTAATTAAAAATAAGGATGCTATTCAGCAGATTAGGAATGGTAAGACTGCACTTTCGTGTGGTTATAACCTAGATCTGGACTGGACCCCTGGTACATGGATGGGTGTCCCCTATGACTGTGTACAGAGGAATATCAGAATAAATCATGTCGCCCTTGTTGATAAAGCCAGGGCTGGTGATGCCGCAAAAATCCGAATGGACAATGCGGATCGTAAATATTGTGTTCAAATTATAGAGGAGGATTCTATGGCTGAAAAAGCGCTTAGAACCATCAACCTCGATAATGTGGATTATCAGGCGGAGGACGCAGTGATCGAGGCTTACAAAGAAGCCAAGGAACGCGCCGATGGCATCCAGGCTAATCTGGATAAGCTTACCGCTGAGAAATCCGCTATTGAGGCTGAGCGTGACTCTCTCAAGCAGAAGGTAGATTCTGCTGAGAAAGAAGTTGCGGATCTCAAGGCTAAGTCCGTAGACGCTGCCGAAGTTGATAAGAAGGTCAAAGCCCGTCTTACTCTTTTGGAAGTTGCCCGCAAGGCGAAGATTGAGAAGGCCGAAGACATGGATGATAGTGCTCTCGCGAGTGCTGTGATTATGTCCCAGTTCCCGAAGACTGAATTGACCGGCAAGAACGCCGACTATGTTCAGGCGATGTTTGATATTTCCGTGAAGAACCTTGAGGATAAGGCTAATGCTGACGCTGCTTCTGGCACCCGTGAGCTTAACGCTGATACCGCTGGCGCTTCCGGTAGTAAGCTCTCCGAATCCCGCAAGAAAATGATTGCTGGATACGGGAAGCGTGAGTAAGGAGGAATGCGATGACTCAGTATGCTAATTCGCAGGATGCCGCTCGTGCTGGTTTGGCCTTTGGTATTGATTACGAGGCCGAAGCTAAGGTAGTTGCCTCTGGCGTTACCTTCGAGTTTGGTGATCCCGTTTGTGTGGATGCCGGTGTTGAAGATGTGGCGTATGCCCCTGATTCTACCGATACGTCCCTTAAGTTCCTTGGTGTTGCGATGATTTCTCACCGCTGCTACAAGGATTCCGTGGAACAGTACATAGCGTTCCAGGAAATCAACGTTATGACGGAAGGCGAGATTTATGTCCCAGTAGCTTCCGGCATTGTCAATTGTGCGAATCAGGCGGCTTATCTGGTTCACCTCACGTCTGATGGCGACTATGGTAAGTTTACGACTACCAGCGGAACCAACTATGACATTGGTGGCTATTTCCGCTCGAACGCGAACGCCGATGGCTTGGCTCGTCTTGAGCTGCGCGGCTTGAAGTAAGGAGAAAACAGATGAGTGAAAACACTGTTTTTAACATTGATGGTGAAACGACTGTCTTTTTCAAGGGACAGCTTGAGTACATAAAGAGCCAGACCTACGATCAGAAACTTGGTGATCTCAAGGCTCTTACTGGCTTGTTTCCCATCACCTCGCAGCTCCCTGCCGGTGCGACCGAGCTGACTTGGAGGTCTTTCCAGACCTACGGTCTTGCGAAGTTCATCTCTGATTATTCCAAAGACTTCCCGAAATGTGATGTCGGTGGAACGGAGCAGAGCCGCAAGGTTTTCGATATCGGCCTTTCGTATTCCTATACGACTAAGGAGATTCAGCGTGCGGCTATGGCTAAGTTCCCTCTTGACGCCAAGAGGTCTTTCGCTTGCCGCAGGGGTATTGAGGAAAAACTGAACAGCATCGCGCTGAACGGTGATACTAACCACAATATTCCTGGCTTCTTCAACTACCCTGGTGTTACGACCTTCGCGGTCCCCGCCACTGGTACTGGAGCCTCGAAGACTTGGGCGACCAAGACTGCTGACCAGATCCTCATCGATCTGAACGGCATGCTGAACGCGATTAACGATGTGACTCTCGGTAAGGAAAGCGGAAACGTGATCCTGCTCCCCAAGACTCAGTATGACTTCATTCGTCAGAAGAGGCTTGATGAGACCCTTGAGAAGACCATCTATCAGTTCTTCATCGAGAACAATCCCGGTGTGAGGATTGATTGGGTGCAGGGCCTTGCCACTGCTGGTACTGGGCTTACGACTCGCATGATTGCCTACATCAACGACAGTCAGCACGTAGAGCTTGAGATCCCCACCATGTTTGAGCAGCTTGAGGAAATGCGTGACGGCCCGATGGCGTACACCGTTCCTGCGATTGCTTCGACTGTTGGCGTGATTCTGTACTACCCGCTCACCGTTGTCTACGGTGACGGTATCTAAGTGAACTCTCCCCACCCAAGGGAGTAAAATCCTGCGGGTGGGGATATTTTAAGGGAGAGAGTATGTTAGTAAATTGGAAAGGAACTGGTGTTCTTGTTGTTAAGCCTGTCGATGTAGATATGAAGGATCCGGCTACGGCCAATCTTATTCCGTCTACTCTTTTTTACCCCGGCTGGAATGACGTCCCCGATGAAATTTGGGACAAGTGTGCCCCCCATGTGGATTCGTATGTAACTGGTGGAATGGTTGAGATCATCACTAAGAAGTCCACTAATGAGGCTGGTGAGAGTGTTTATATGGGTAAGCCCTTCGCTGAGATCGCTTCCAAGGATCCCCGTGAGGCACTTAACCTCATCCAGAACTGCTACAATGTTGCGGTTCTTAAGCAGTGGGAGAAAGAAACCACTCGGGATGAGTTGCGCGTGGAAGCCAAGAATCAGATTGAACTCTGTTTGAATGGCGGACAGAAAGTCGAATAAGGAATAAATCATGGCGGCTTTACCTATCGAAACCTACATTGCTAGTATGTGCCCTCTTTTGAATGCGAGACCTGATCGGGCTGTGTTCATCGAGCTGGCTACCGATAGGATAGATCCGACTTACTTTGGTGACAAGTTCACCAACTATGCTATAGCCCTCCGTGCGATGCATGACTTTACTTTGTTTTCTACCCGATTAAGGGGAGAATCTGGTTTTGTTACGGATCTCACGGAGGGTCGCGTTACTAAGCGGTTCCTGCATAACATGAGCCGCCCCAGCAGGAACGACTTGCCGATGACTGTTTATGGGCAAGCTCTTCATGCGTTGATTCGCTCACTTGGTCCTATTATCTCCGTTGGCGTAGTAGCTACCGATGAGATTGCCGGGATGATTATTGATACTGAGGACTTGTACTAATGTTCCATGGATTACAGACTGTTGAAGTATGGAGAAAAGATACCGCTACCGTTTCTGGTAACTGGGGTAATCCTACTTTTACATACCATCACACAGCTAGAGACGTTTCTTACCAACCCTTTTCTTCAAACGAGATGGTAAGAAACAACTCTATGTTCGCAAATGTGATTGGCGTGATTATCTGTAACATAGATGAAGATATACAAAATTATGATGAATTGGTTTTTAATGACGGAACGTACAAGCGGGTTCACGTTGTTGAGCCTTGGGATTCTGGTGTTATCCCCCATAAGGAGATCTATATCACTGATTCCCAGTGGAATAGGGAATTATGAGTGACTTCTATTCCAACGTAGAGAAGGCGTTGGATCGCATAGTAGAAGGCGCCCTGGAGTCTTTAGGCGCTTGGGCGGCTAAGGAAATGAAGGATGAGATAGAATCCAGTGGCCATAATGATACTGGCCGGTTAAAGGATTCCATTACTTGGGCCACTTCCGAGGCACTAGATCGTTCTTTAGTGGGGCCAGCGGCGGAAGAGGGAGATGTTATTGCACAGCCCACTACCAAGCTGACACTCCATATTGGAACTGCGGATGGAAAAGCCCCCTACGTGGAATATGGAACCGATGCCCATAGGACAGATGAGCAGAAAGAAGAGTTCCACCAACGGCTTTTAGAATGGTGCGCTAGGCATGGGTGGACAAGTAAAGATGGGGGGCCATTAACCCTCAGTGACATCTACCCAGTGCTGAAAAAGATACAGGAAGAGGGAACGGATGCCAGTCCTTTTGTGCAACCCACTAAGGACAAGATGGAGCAATCGGGGCTTTCCCCAATTACTGCTATGGTGAACAAGTTGATTGGGCAGGAATTAAATAAGATTCCGAAAAATACGAAAACTGTTGATTTTAAGATTGATATACAAGGGGGTAAGTGATGATAGAGCAAGCTGTTACTGTCTATCTGAATACTGTACCCGCTGTTGTTACTGCGTTCGGTGGTCAAAAGGTGTTCTACACGCGCGCCCCTGCGGGAGCACAATTACCGTGGTGCACTGTTACGAATTCTGGTGGTAGCCGAAAGAGAGAATCCACCTTCGTGACCGAGCCTAGGGATACCTTGACTCTGTACGTGGAACATTACGACCAGTTCTTAGGGCTGGCCGCTGCCGATGCTGTGAGAGCGGCATTGGAAAATTATCGTGGAGATATGTATCCTGAAAGGGACACACATTTTACATGCGGATCGATCCGAGATCTGGATGGATTTCAAGGATCGCACCGTTTTGTTATTCAAGTCTATGTACGTTATAGGCAAACTACTGTTTTCCCAAATAGGGTTACAGTTTAGGAGGATTTATGGCAGATATTAAGCGCCTAATTGGCGATGATGGTAAACTGGTTCGCGCCGCTGTTGCTGCGGTTGCCACCTCTGGCACTCTGGCTGAGGGTTGGTATAAGATTGCCAGCAAGGCTGTAGCCGCTTCTCAGTTTGGCGACCTTGTTATTGGTGATTTTTACCCTTCTCCTGGGGCTATTGCTCTTACCGCTGGCGACTCCGCGTATGCGCTCACACTCACGGATATGGCCGACCTTAAGGGTTGGGGTCTTGAGCTGACTGCTGACGAAGTTGAAGTCACGGTTATCAAGGATATTTATAAGAAATATCGTAAGGGTAAGCTGGATGCTAAGGGTTCCGCTTCGTTCGTGTTCATCAAGGGTGAGACTGATGCAGCTGATGGTCTGGCTTCTTACTTCTATAAGATTGCCACTGTCACTGCTTCTGGTGTTGTGTCCTCAGTGGTCGAGCGTTCGGATGAGTCGCTTCTGCTTATCGGCTATGTCGATAATGAAGAGACTTCTGGGCAGTACTTTATTGCCACCGCTTTTGAGGTTGAGTTCTTCAACTTTAACTTCCCGATGAATAGTTCGGAAGCTGTCGAGATGGAAGTTCCGTTCCGCCTCGTTGGTGATACTGATCCTATTCTCTACAAAGTGACGAATATCTAAGGGTTCTATGGTGGGGGCCGCATGGCTCCCACCTTATTATAGGGAGGAAACTATGATTTTGTCTTTGGAAAAGTTCGAGCCTTTTGTTCCCAAGTGGAATAACAACGAGGCTGAGGAAAAACCCATCAAGGTTTTTTACAAAAATCCCACCATGCCTATGTATGAAAGACTCATCCCCAAGCCTTCGATTACTGTGAAGATTGATGCTGAGGGTAATTCGCAGGGCGGCGAGTCGAAGATCACTGTGGATAACAAGGCGATTGTCCTTGACATGGTGGAACGCATCGAGAATTTTGAGTACCCCGTGGAAGGTGGAAAAACCATTGCCATCACTTCCGCTAAGGATCTGTTCGCTCCTACGGTTCCTGCTATGGTATCCGGTCTCATTGACGAGATTGGTTCCTACTTGCAGGTCATTCTCTCCAAGAAAGGAGAGGCTACCTCAAAAAACTGAGTATAGCCTATCGCCTCTACAAAGGCGGTTGGCATAAGTCAGTAATTAAGCCAGGACGGGGCCATCGCCCTGTTCTTGCTTACGAGGGGATTGCAGTGAAGGCTGATGAAGTGAAGGAGTACTGTAATGAGTACTTCTTTTCTTGCCTGGATCGCTGGATTCTAACGAAAATGTGGGGTTTGGCCCATGGTGGTGGATGGGCAGATGAACCGCTTGAATATATATTAGCAATTTCTATCCTAGAATCAGAACAAAACAAAATGGAAAAAGAGGATATGGATAGACGCACCGCTTCCATTAAAAGTGGTTCCGGTGGATCTAGTTAGCATCTGTGGAGGACTTGTATGGCTGCTGTTGCTGATGAGTTAATTATACGAGTCCTCGCAGATGTTAAATCCGCTCTTGATGGGCTTAAGCAAGTCCAGAACGAGATGGGGAAGACTAATCAAGCCGCTACTTCTGGCATATCTGTTTCTGGTCTTAAGAAATCCTTTGGTGAAATAAACAAATACTATGAACTCGTTGGTGACTCTGCGGGGGCGACTAAGGAAAAGATGTCGCTTCTCTCCGGCAGTCTCCGTACCCTTGTCAAAGATGGTAAGGGTAATAGCGATATGGCTCAGCGCCTTTCTGGCGTGTACCAGAGCTTAGGAAAACAATCTCTTGGTGCCAAAGATGGTATAGGTGGTATCCTCAGTACCCTTACTCGAAGTGTCCCAGGTATGGGGCAACTCACTAGTACCATGGGGCAACTTTCTTCCGCTTTCCCCCAATTAGCTGCTGCTGCGGGGCCTGTAGGCATAGCTATAGCTGCTATTGGTGCCGCATATAAGTTTGTGGTGATGCCCGGCATTGAATTTAATGCCATGCTTGAGCAACAGGCCGTTGCGTTTACTGCCATGCTCAAGAGTGGTGAGCAAGCCACCTACATGCTTTCTCAGCTTAAACAACTCTCCCTCACTACTCCTATAGGTCTTCAAGAAGGTGCCCAGAGCGCTAAGCAGTTACTCGCTTATGGCTTTGCACAAGATGAGATCATAGATAACCTCAAAATGATGAAAACGGTTGCTGGGGCGGTAAATGTCTCCCTTGGTGACCTTGCATACGTATATGGTACTCTTCGCTCCCAGGGCCGTGCGTACACGCGTGACCTTATGCAGTTCGCTATGCGTGGTATTCCGATCTACGAATACCTCGGCAAGACTATGGGTGTCACTACGGTGGAACTTAAGAAGATGACTGAGGAAGGAAAGGTAGGATTCAAAGACGTTGAAAAAGCCATGCAAGCCATGACTGGAACTGGGGGTAAGTTCCATGGGATGCTTGAAGAGTCTATGAAGACTACTCAGGGGCTTAAGACACAGATCAAGAATACTTGGGCTTTGTTCACTGGCGATGCTGCTCGTGGATCTTCTGTCCTCTTTAAGGGGCTTCTCAAGAATGTACTTTCCTTTGTAAAAGTTCTTCAAAGCCTTGGTCCTTCCTTTAACTTACTCTTCTCCGTAATCTCTGGTATTGTGGTTCTTGCTGTAGATCTTATCTTACTCACTCTGCAAATAGTAGCTAATCTGGATAAACTTCTCCAGAACATTGTTCTCTCTATCATTGATGGCGTTACGTGGCTGGGTAATTGGTTGAATAATGTTCTTCATATTTCTGACATATTCAAAGCCATGGGAAAGGGAGTAAGTGATTTCGGTGGATGGTTACTCACCTCCGTTCCAATTCTCAGAAACATTTTGGAACTTGCAGGGAAGGTTGGAAATGCAATAGAGAAGTGGTGGAACCGAACCGCCACCTCGAATGCCCCAAAGCAGTTTGTCTCTGGAGAATTCTCCAAGATTTTCGCTGAGGGCAGTAAGCAAGTTAATATGCTTCAAAAGCAGTTCCAAAATGTGGATATAGGTGGGGATAAAAGGGCTATAGCCTCCATTGCGGAAGTGGCTTTGAAGTATGGAGTCTCTGTAGATTCTATACTGCGTGCCATGGCCACATTCAAGAGTATATCCCAGGCCACTTTTGATGATGTGTTGAATAGAACTGAGAACTTCATAGCCATAAATGCTGACTATTGGGAAAAGTATAGGATGAACATCGTTGATGCATCCAAGTTCCCTGATGTGAGCAGGGATAGTGGCAAGCATCTTGTTGACTCAGCCCTCAAATCGGTAGAAGACGCCCTCACTACCTCCACTGGGTTCACTGACACGAAAGCCATGGCTAAACTCTTAGGGATGGATCCTGAGACTGCTAAGAAAGCTTTAGATAAGCCCTCACAAGAAATAGC